CCCCCGTTTTTTCTCGTTTCATTTTTATTTTTAGCTTCATAAAAGAAGCATAATAAAAACTAATAAACATATTAAAAACATAACTAAACAATCTAATAAAATCATTTTAATCATTTAATACCTTTTTGTTTTAAGGTTATTAGGAAATCAAATTCTTTATAAAGCTTTACTATATACCGGTCGTTAAGGTTTTTATTATCCCGCCAAATTGTTAACACTTCTTTAATATCTTTTAGCGCAAAATCAATTTGACTCTTTGTATACTCTTTAAACTTAAGCATTGTTATAAATCCTCATAAAGGGTAAAACCACGCAGGTAATATTGTCGTACCTTCCTTGGTCGATTTAATTTGTGCTTTATCGAATTTAATCTTTTCTTTTCTAAGCTTTTTTAATTTCTTTTCAACTTCTTTAAAATTGATTTTTATTTTATCCATTTTTAAACCTTTTTTGAATGATTGATACTATTTACAACTTTTATAAACTTCACATAACTTGCCAAATGGAAAATTATTAGCTCGTTCCCATGCTGTTATCTCAAAGCCTACCAATAGTAATATGATTGAAAATGAGACGATGAGCATTACAACTATTAAGTCTAGGTTTAAATCTTTCATTGTTAAATCTCCCGGGTTTATTTTTTTTCAGATAGCCAGATAATTGAGTTTTTAGGATCTAAGAAACGAAAATCATGCGTATCGCCTTGGATATGATTGACTTTATAAGAATTAAAAAACTGATTTTCCGGCAAGTCAATCACCGCTATATTAATTCCCTTTTTAAGAAGCTTCAAACACTCGTCTAGGTTATTGCCTTTATAACTAAAGGTATAATGCAAATTAGGGTTATCATTGTTTAAAACCCGTTTAAAATCCGCGCAATAATCATAAAATTGAGTGTTTAAAAACATCTCGAAAATACCGTATTTTTCAAAGTCAATATCTGTAAAACCATTCGGTCGTATAACCGATTTTTTCTTTTTTTTGGTCGCTCTTTTTTCTTGGTTTGAAGCTTCCTTGATTAACTGTTTTATGAAGTTTTTATTATCGTTTAAAAAATAATCTGTTTTTGTTTTCCGGCTCTTGATTATACTCGGATAAACTTTTGCTAAGCCTTTAAACGCTAAACAAGTTTTTATACACAGTTTATAGTTTACGCAAACATGCTTACTAGGTAGCATTTGCAATATACTAGCTTCATATTTAGGGTGCTTTTTTATGCTTTTATCAATCTTAGAATTGGTGGTTAATAATTTCATATCTTGCCTTTTTAGTTAATAATATTTATAGCTCAATTAAGTTGATTAACCTTCCGGTTAACCAACTTAATTGAGCCGGTTAACCTTCCGGTTAACCGACCTTAACTACTAAACAGCGACCGGTTTTATACCGTTAATATAGTTTGTTGCTTTTTGTGCTTTGCTAGATGCTTCAATAATCCATTTTGAATTGTCTTTACTCTTTAAAACTTTTAACCATGATTGAAGATAACCGACCGAATTTTTGAGCGTATTATCTATCCCTGCCTGCGAGCATAAAAAAGCACTTCCTAATTCGGCCGTTAATTCTTCCTTGGAATAATCAGAACTTCCGAAAAAATGCTGTTCTGTTACTTCCGGCCGTGATAGCCTTTTTTTAGCACCGGTGCTATGAGTTAACTCGTGAAACAATGTAGCGTAATATTCATCTATTCCATTAAAATTCTCTTTATTCGGCATGTTAACCGTGTCGGTTATTGGCCTATAATATGCGCTGTTTTCAATAGCCGAGATTTTTGGTTTTCCTTTAAAATTGTTTACAATTGCTTCCGCTTCTTCAATCGGGTTGAATTCTAAAGGTTCAAAGGCTTTTGCTTCTTCAATCCGGCTATGATCTAAGTTTTCGCATTGATCTATATTAAATACTGTATAGGATTTTAGAAAAGCAAAACCCTTTGCCTTTTCACCGGCGACGACGTCTTTACTTTTGCCGACTCCGTAAAAAATAATCGGCAATCCTTTTTGGCCTTTCATTACACTTCCGCCTAAATTTTTTGCTTGGTTAAAAGTCAAAAAATAATTGCTATCGAAACACGACATGGATAAAAGAAAAAAGTTAATACCGGAATATGCTTTGCCGGATATCAGATTTTTTGGGCTATTCTCGGAACCCTTCCAAGGTTTTTTCCAAGGTATATTTCCCTTTTCTAGTTCTTCTATAATTTTGTTTGTTATCGTTTCGTGTACTTTATTCATGGTTTTCCCCTCGGTTTAGTTATTAAGATTATTAATATTATTAAGATTGTTTAGTATAATATTTCAGCATTGTTTTCATCCCATATTGCATTTGGTTTAATTCGGCCGTTAAAACGCAAATAGCTTTTTTCAATTCTATAATTTTTTTAATTGCCTCGGCATTTATATCCTGTTCTATCCTTAATTGATTTTGGATAATCTTAATTGCTGTTTTATTCATTGGTTATATCCTTATTAAGTTAGTTATTACTTCTTTATTTATACGCTTCAAACATTAACGGAAGATTAACCGAGCATTAAAAAACGATTAACAGAATATTAATAAGGTTTTAATTTAAATAATTCCTTGCATAGTTTTATTAACGTAGGATTAATTTAATATTAAAAACAGATTAAAAAAACAAGACTTTGAGTCTCTTTGTGTTCCCATTTCTCCACTAAGCGCATATGTTTGGTCGCTGAACAAAACAGTTGAATAGGCAGATACTCACGGCTTCTAAAAGCATTTTCCTAAATTAGCTTATTATTAAAAAACTTTAACGCTAATTTATTAAATTAGTTATTCAGTTTGGCATTAAAAAGATTTCATGCCATTCCATATTAAAATAGTTTAATAGTTCGTTTCTGTGTTTGGCATTAAAATGTTTTAATGCCAAACTGAATTAATATATTTTAATGTTGAGATCCCTCTATTAAAATAATTTAATAATTCGTTTCTGTGTTTGGCATTAAAAAGTTTTAATGCCAAACTGAATTAATATATTTTAATAATACGATTCGGTATTTGGCATTAAAACTTTTTAATGCCATCAACATTAACGTAGCATTAAAGTTTGATTAAATAGTTTTCATTAAAACTATTTAATGCCGTCAACATTAACGTAGCATTAAAGTTTGATTAAATAGTTTTCATTAAAACTATTTAATGCCAAACTAAATTAATATTTATTCATTAAGAAAAATTAATTTTCGACCCGACCCCCCAAGACTAAGCCCCCCTAGAAATTTTTGCTTCGTGTTCCCCGTATTTTCCGAAAATTATAATTAATGTTCACCCATTAATGTAATTGCGAGAAGCCTAAAGTATGTTATTGTTATACAGTTACTAATGTTAGGGGGTTTTCCAGTGGACGAAAGAGCCGAAGTGTTTGGCGAAATAGATGAAAAGAAAGCTAACAAGGTCAAACCAAAGAAAAAATCAGGCCGCCCGAAAGGTTCCAAAGCAGTAAACAAATTCGAACCTACTGACCAACAGCGCCATCTCGTTGTTATGATGTCTACCAACGGGGTCAAACACCCTGACCAAGCAAGAGCCTTAAACTGCGGAGAAAAAACTTTATTAAAGTACTTTCGTGAGGAGTTAACGTTTGGTAAGATGAAAGCTACCGCCCATGTGTCAGGCGCATTATATAAAAACGCTATTGAGGGGAATGTTTCAGCCCAAATCTTCTGGCTGAAAGCACAAGGAGGATGGAGAGAAGCAGACCGTTTGGAAATCACTGGCGCCAATGGCAAAGATTTACTGACAGATACAGAACGAGAACAGCGATTAGCTGCTATATTGATGAACCTGTCGGCTAAAAAACCTATCGAAGCAACCGTAGTTCAACCAAAAAACAAGGAGTTGGCAACTGAGAATAAAATCTAGGTACTGTGTCAAATGTGAAGCCCTATGGAAATATGAATGTCGTTGCCCAAATAACAAAAGAGCGTTTACAATAAGAAAAACATTCCAAAGAATAAAAAACGACCGAACAGAACAAGCCTTTATTTATACAGGAATGAAATAATAGACTATGAAAATAATTGTTATCATGTGGGTCTTTTCTCTTGCTAGTTTTACAGGGGAGAAAAGTTTATATAACGGGACAATAGAAAATTGCTTGCAGGAAGCGTTGTATTTTAACAAGCAGGTTCCTGATTCTATGGCGGGATGTTATGTAGATGTTATAAAACAAAATCCAGAAGACCCAAACCCAAACAAAGACTTTAATTACTGAAGGGGGCAACGCACTATGGGGGCTAAATTAGTTAGTAAGAAAGTAAAAAAAAGGCGCAAGGGCGATTGGACTGACGACAGCAAACAGTCTTATTGGGGGAAGAAAGATAACAAATGGATTGAGATCGATGCCGAAACGCAGAAACCCGCTAAGAAGTCTGAGCCTAAGAAAAGGGACAGAACTAAATCTACCGCCAAAGACCCCAAAGACCGAGCTTGGATGGACAAACTTCTTGAAAAACGGTGGGGCGGTGTTCCTGAAATTTAACCCGAAGGAGAAACCTAATGGCTATAAAATCCCCAAAACCAAAAAGAAAACGTAAACGAAAAAGCCCTAGTAAAGCATTACGGAAAAGAAAAAGAGTTAAAAAATCTAAAGCATCTTTGTTTAGCGAGTTTAAGAAAAAATTAAAGCAGAAGGGATAAAAAGGCATCTCTATGACAGACCTGACACAACTGTTGGAGCAATACGAAAGTCTGTCTCCAATGAAAAAGGCGGAGATCGATAAACTGGTACGGGAAGACATTCTTGATAAACCGTGGCGGCCTCTTATAAATATAGACACCCCTGAAATAATAACCCCCCAACAACAAGCCTTCGATTCTAAAGCAGATATTTTATTGTTTGGTGGCGCCGCTGGTGGAGGAAAGTCATCGTTATTGATAGGGTTAGCATTAACATCCCATTTACGAACAGTTATTTATAGACGGGAGGTAAAACAACTTGGGCCAATCGAGGAAGAGATTATCCGCATCCGGAAAACTAGGGCGGGATTCAACGGTCAATTACATCGTTTTGATCTTGGGAAAAACAGGGGTATACGCCTTGGGGGGATGCAATATGCGGGAGATGAGGTTGCTTACCAAGGTGATCCCAGAGACCTCATTTGTTTCGATGAATTAACTCAATTTCTAGAATCTCAATTCAGATACGTTACTACTTGGAATAGATCAGCAGATCCATCCCAACGCTGTAGAATTATATGCGCTACTAATCCACCGACAAGTGCAGAAGGACAATGGGTTGTGGGTTATTGGGCGCCTTGGCTGGATACGGAACATCCTAACCCCGCAAGACCGGGGGAATTAAGATGGTTCATTAGTGATGAAGAAGGGGAAGATGTTGAAGTCGATAGCTCTGATCCGATATGGCAAGACGGGGATTGGGTTGTTCCACGATCAAGAACTTTTATTCCGTCTTCTGTGGATGACAATCCGTTTCTGATGAACTCAGGCTATAAAGCCGCATTGCAAGCATTGCCTGAACCCCTGCGATCTCAGATGTTGATGGGTGATTTTACGGCTGGGATGCAAGACGATCCGTGGCAAGTCATCCCTACCACATGGGTGGAACTGGCTATGGAGCGGTGGACAGAAGAAAAGCCGCAAGGGGCTAAGATGGATTGTTTAGGGGTTGATCCGGCACGGGGCGGGAAAGATGATTTTGTATTAACGCCAAGATACGGGAATTGGTTTGGGGAGCAAATTGTCAAACGAGGGCAGTCTACCCCCGACGGGCCAACGGGTGCTGCGATCTGTACATCTTATATAAGACACGGTGCGCCCATCATGCTGGATATTATAGGCGGGGCGGGTGCATCGATTTACGATCACCTCAAAACGAACGGGGTTAATGTTGTTGCTGTTGACGGGAGGCACAAAAGCCACGGGCGTGATTTGTCCGGATCTCTTGGATTTTATAATAAACGAAGTGAGAACTGGTGGAGGATGCGGGAAGCATTAGACCCTGAAGGAGATGAGCGAATTGCGCTACACCCAGACAGGGAATTGAAAGCAGACTTGTGCGCTCCTAAATGGCAGTTGACTAATGGGGGGATTCAGGTTGAAGGTAAATCTACAGAGTGCAAGGATGGGTTTGGAGACTTAAAGAAACGATTAGGCCGATCTCCCGGTAAAGGGGATTCTTGTGTTTATGCATTACTGGAAGGTAAAAAGCGGGGAGGCAGATCACATACCCCTCCTCCAAGAACTAACTCCAGATACACTCCACACAAACTGTGGAGGAAATAACGTGGACGAACAATATGAGCCGACTCCTGAAGAGAAGAAAAACGGGTGGACAAGGAGTACATTAAAAGCGTATATTCTAGGCAGGGAGAAAGAACAAGCTCATAATATATTCAAGAAGAAAGTTATAAGACCAAGAGAACAAAATCATAAGTACCAACCTCATAAGTGGAGAAGTTGATATGGGCGGAATGAGAGAAG